AATGAAAGAAAAGGAACCTTATGAAGTTAGTTGAAGTAGGACAATTCTGTCGAGTTCAGGACAGTACATATGCTGAACATGGTGTTAAGAAAGGTGATGTTGTTTACCTAGCTGGTGACACTTACGTGATGGTATCTGAGGATGACCCTTATGCCTATCGTAAGGTGTTTCTAGCAGCTTGGATGGACGGTGATCATATTGACATCGAGAAAGGTTGCTTCACCATTGATGGTAAGCGCCTTAAGGGTGTGACCAAACCTAAGCAAGCTAAGTTGGACGCTATTAAGACTGAAGACTTCGATGCAGGTGATAATGACACTGAGAATTGATATTGCCGCTAACTACGGTGTAACAAACCATACTATCCACAAAATCAAGTGTGGAAAGAATTGGGGTTGGTTAACAGGACTTGGTGAGGAGGGTACTGTACATGCGACCAAGAATTGACTCGGATGTACTTTGACTAAAATATGAAATTGGGTTCTGTGGTGAGTATGTTGAAGATGGTGAACTCATCTTAAGGGACTTCGACTTCGTAACAAAACTATTAGATGATAGAATCTTTGGTATTTGTGAGGCTGTAATGAATACACAGCCTCCAATACTCTACCTAACCCTCGATAAGGAACTAACCCGCTTAATTAATAGGCGTAATAAGTTCCTTGGAGAGGAGCCTTTAGTGTATAAGCCTAACTTTAGGGAGCAAATTGCTGTTACTAAGCCTTATAAAGGCACTAGGGCAGGCTCCAAACCTAAATATATGTATGATTTGTGTATGTACATGTATGATAATTACGAAGTTAAGCTAGCTAATGGCATAGAAGCTGATGATTTAATGTCTATTGATCAGATGCTTGACTTAGACAATAGCGTCATATGTTCCCGCGATAAGGATTTACGCATAACTAAAGGTTGGCACTACGGCTGGGAGTGTGGCAAGCAGCCACAATTTGATCTCCAGTGGGTTGATGACCTAGGTTGGCTTAAGTATGATGACTATAAGAAGAAGCTATCAGGTGTTGGGTTGAAGTTCTTCTACTCTCAGATGATAACAGGAGACACTGTAGATAACATACCGGGACTTAGAGGTATGGGGCCAAAGGCTGCCTACGACCTCCTGGGAGAGGCTGAGAGCATTGATGAGTGTAAAGCAATAGTAATGGGTAAGTACAAGGAGAAACACCCTGAGAACGCCAAAGAATACTTCACAGAGCAAGCAAACCTTCTGTGGATGCTAAGAGATTATGATGAAAAGAGAGGTTGGAACTTATGTTAGTATATATAGTGTTAGATAATTCAAAGGATTGCTATGATGCTGGAGGAGTTTTTCACGCAGTTTTCTCCTCAAAGGAGGATGCTGAGGAAGAGGTTCTTAGATTTGGGAAGGGGTACGCACATAACTTTGAGATAGAGGAGTTCGATGTATAAGAACTTGCCGACCATAGATGATGTTAAATACATGCATAGTATTACTGACTTAAAGAACTCTTTACGTTGGTGTATAAGACAAATAGAATATTTGGAGAAAGAACTTGGCAAGACCAAGCGGAGAGAAGATATATTGTAACGGTCAGTGGACTGCTGCAAAGATGAGGAGCTTTGTTAAGAATGGTTTAAGGCAGCAGACACGTAAGTGGGCACCTATACAAACAGTATTATCTAAAGCTAGAACCCGTCGTGGTTTCTATGAATGTAACGCTTGTAAAGAAGAGGTACCTAAAACGGTACTTGACCCAGATACTCGAAAGAGAGTTAACAACGTACACGTAGACCATATAGACCCTGTTGTCCCTGTTACTGGGTGGGACAGTTGGGATGGAGTTATAGAGCGTATGTTCTGTGAAGAAGACGGACTCCAAGTGCTGTGCAAGGCTTGTCATAAAGAAGTGACACAAGAAGAAAATGCTGAGCGCAAATATTACAAAAACAAGGATATGAATGATGAATGATTTTCAAGGTTATAGCAACTTTAACGATGTACAAAACAAAAAACTACAAGCTTACAACCGCTTCGTAGTGTTCTTTAATGTGGTTGCTGATAAAGATATTCCTACTGCCAAGCGTTACCTGATGCAGTTTAGTGATGAAGATAAGCGTGCAATTAAAGAGCTTGGTGATCGTATCAAGACTGAGGGTGTAGCAACTGTACGCCGTGAGGTGTTACAATAATGGTTGATGGTGCAGTTAAATTTGATAGTGATAAAGCTCGTATGGAGCTATTACCTTTAGCAGCCTTGGAGGAGGTTGCTAAGGTGATGACCTTTGGTGCTAATAAGTATGCAGACAATGGTTGGAAGAGCCTCCCAGAGGCCACCAATCGCTACACAGGGGCTTTACTGAGACATCTTACAGCAATACAAAGGGGAGAGCTTAACGACCCTGAGAGTGGCCTTCCACATATTGCACACGTAGCTTGTAACGCTATGTTTCTTACACACTTTCATTTGGAAAATAAATAATGGCTAAGATTTTAACGATTGACATAGAGACTGCACCTAACCTAGCGTATGTATGGGGTATGTGGAAACAGAACATTGGCTTAGCCCAGTTCAAAGAGCATAGCTACATCATGTCCTTTGCTGCTAAGTGGCTAGGTAGTGATGAGGTGTTATACAAAGAGAATCGACATGGGGATGACAAAGCTTTAGTAGAAGACCTTATCTTACTGCTATCCTCAGCTGATATTGTCATTGCACATAACGCTAAACGGTTTGACTTACCAATCATCCATGGTCGTGCATTAGTACATGGCATTGCTCCACCAGCTCCGTATAAGATTGTTGATACGCTTATCGAAGCTAAGAAAGAGTTTAGGTTCTTAAGTAATAAGCTTGAGCACTTAGCTAATGTACTAGGCTGTGCCCCTAAACTTAAGCACGCCCAATACCCCGGCTTTGAGTTGTGGCTACAATGCCTCAAGCAGAATGATGAAGCTTGGGCTGAGATGAAAGAGTATAACATTCAGGATGTTGTTACACTAGAAGAAGTGTACCTTAAGATGCGCCCTTGGATGAAAGGTCACCCTAACATTGGCATCTTTGATGAGCAAGAAGTTCCTGTGTGCCCTAAGTGTGGTAGTAAGCATGTCCATAAGCGTGGCTATGTGACTACCAACGTATCTAAGTTTAGTAAGTTCCGTTGTGTAGACTGTGGTGGTTGGGGACGTGCTCGTATTAATGAGCTAGATAAAGATAAGCGTAAACAATTACTAATGAATGTGGCGGGTTAATGACAAGTAGGATTGATATAATAGGCCAGAATGGTAATGATGGCCTAGTTTACCACTTCAATGATGTACACGGACATACCAAAGGAGGGAGATCTCCTACCCACAACTCTTGGTCTTCGATGCGGGATAGGTGCACAAATCCGAACAGTGCTAAATATTCCCGTTATGGTGGCAGGGGTATTAAGGTTTGTGATAGGTGGTCTAATAGAGTAATTGGCTTTATCAATTTCCTAGGAGATATGGGAGAACGTCCCGCAGGTACTACTATAGATAGGATTGATGTTAATGGGGATTACACTCCTGATAACTGTAGGTGGGCCACTCCCGTGGAGCAAGCATCTAATACCACTGCTAACGTATATGTGGTATGTCCAGATGGTGTATCAAGGGTTTTAGCTGAAGCAACTAGGCTTTCTGAAGTACCTGATGGGACTTTCACTAAGCGTTACTACAGAGGACTTCGGGGTGAAGACCTATTTGGCCCAACTTGCCACACTGGAGGTGGTAAGTTGTTAGAGGATGTGTTGGCTAAGATTGAGCAACATGGGTCTTTAAATTATTCTAAAATAGCTAGAGAGCTAAACATAGATAGGAGGAAAGTTGAAAGAATTTATAAAAAGCACGCAGTTACAAACACCTAAGAAGAGTTACACCTTCGATTATCCACAGGCGTTAGCTTATGCTGACGCTCAAATGTCCATCTACTGGACAGCTGATGAGATAAATGTAGAGAAGGACATTCAAGACATACGTGTCAATATGTCTGAGGCTGAGGCACATGGGGTTATTACAACCCTACGCCTCTTCACATTATATGAGCTGGTGGCTGGTAGGGACTACTGGCTCAACCGTGTAATGAAGAGGTTCCCTCGTCCAGACATTGAACGTATGGCAAGCACCTTCGGCTTCTTTGAGTTGAATGTACATGCCCCCTTCTACAATAAGATAAATGAAGCTCTTATGTTAAACACTGACGAGTTCTACATGTCTTATGTTGATGACCCTATGCTTAAAGAGCGTATGGACTTTGTAGAGGGTGTAGTTACACAAGAGAATGACCTGTTAAGTCTTGGTGCGTTCTCTATGATTGAAGGGGCTGTATTGTACAGCAGTTTTGCCTTCCTTAAGCACTTCCAAGCTAAGGGTAAGAACAAGCTTATGAACGTAGTGAGGGGTATTAACTTCTCAGTGCGTGATGAGAACTTACACTGTGAGGGCGGAGCGTGGCTGTATAAGCAGCTAAGGCAAGAACGTATAGAGTCTGGTACATACACTCAAGAGTATGACAAACTCCTCTCACAGGAGCTTACAGAGGCTGCTAGGGCTATTGCTGAGCATGAGTTCCGCATAGTTGATATGATCTTTGAGAAAGGTGAGATGGATGGTATTACACCAGAGCAAATGAAGGTGTTTGTTAAGAGTAGGGTTAACCTATGCTTAGAACGCCTAGGTATTGAGCCAATCTTTGAAGTGCATAATAACATTGTAGCTGATTGGTTCTATGATAATATTAACGCCCCACAGTTCCATGACTTTTTCACTGGTGTGGGTAGTAGTTACAATCGTAATTGGGATGAGTCGAGGTTTAAATGGTAGGATTTATTAAGCCCAAGCCGTATGACGGTAGATACCTTGAGGGTTATTGGTACATGTACCTAAAGGTTGACGGAGTTAACGCCACATATAAGAATGGGCAGTGGGTTAGCCGTAATGGTAACCCTTTGAAAGGCTTATTAGGTGTGGGTGGAAATGAGGGTGATGTGGTTGAAGTGTTTGCTGGGGATTGGGAATCCTCAGTAAGTGTTGCAAAGAAAGGGGGTTTTGACCCTAGCCATATGTACACGCTTTACCCTAACATAGATGATAGGCTTTTCATAACATCTGATATTGACTTTAGCTCAGAAGAGCTTAGTGAGTACCTATCAGAGGTGAATGCAGATGGGCATGAGGGTATTGTAATCACTAATGGTAAGAAGTCTTTTAAACTTAAACCTGTTGAGACTTATGATGTACCTGTAACTGGCATTCAAATGGGTACTGGCAAGTATGAAGGTATGATGGGTGCCCTGATCACACCAATGGGTAAAGTGGGTACAGGTTTCACAGACTTACAGAGGGATGAGTTAGCCTCTATTAAACTTGGCACCACTATTGAGGTGGAGTGTATGTCGCTAACACCAGCTGGTAAGTTTAGGCACCCACGTTTTGTTAGGGTTAGATGGGATAAGTAGGAATATAATTGAGTATTTATAGCAAGCTCTCAGATGAGCGTAAACAGTTACAACATGATGGCCTACTGCCCGATTGGTTTACCACGGGTGGTTGGCAACTATTTAAAGAGAAGTATCTACATGAAGCAGTTGGTATCAAGGACACGTATGAGCGCATTGCTAAAACGGCAGCTCGTCACACGGATAATCCTGATGCTTGGGCTAGTAGGTTTTATGATGTTATGTGGAACGGGTGGTTGGCTCTTTCAACTCCTGTCCTCAGTAACATGGGCACCAATAAAGGTTGTCCTGTAAGTTGTTCAGGTCAACACGTAGGGGATAGTATAGATGGCTTTTACAAAGCATACCACACGACCGCCATGCTTACGAAAAACGGCTTTGGTACCAGCGGATTCCTTGGGGACATACGCCCTAGAGGCAGTAAGATTAGCAGCGGAGGAAAGACTAGCGGAGTGCTGCCAATCATCAAGCACTTTGTGCAAGACATGCGTGATGTGGCACAAGGTACTTCGAGGCGCGGGGCATGGGCTGGCTATTTGCCCATCGACCATGGGGACTTCTACGAAGTAGTAAGCTATGTTGAGAACTACCCAGATGATTTAAACATTGGGTGGAACATCAGCAATGAGTTTATTGACAGACTACAAGCGCATGATGAAGAAGCCTTAGCACGCTATCAAAAAGCAATGAAGGTTAAAGCTGTTACTGGTAAGGGCTACTTTGTATTCCCGGATAAGGTAAACAAGCTAAGCCCTCAGATGTATAAGGACAATGGTCTTGAGGTTAAAGCCTCAAACCTATGTACAGAGATAACGCTATATAGTGATGAAGATCACACCTTCACTTGCGTACTGAGTAGTATGAACCTAGCTAAGTATGATGAGTGGAAAGATACAGACGCTGTATTTGTATCCACAGTGTTCTTAGATTGTGTAGCTCAAGAGTTTATTGAGATGGGTAAAGATATACCGGGTCTTGAATCAGCTGTTAGGTCTACTGAAAAGGGAAGAGCATTAGGTCTAGGCACCTTAGGCTTCCATACATTGTTACAGAAGAGAGGTGTTGCCTTTGAATCTTTTGAAGCGCATATGCTCAACCGTTCAATCTTTAAGTCTATTCAAGACCAAGCAGTGGAAGCATCTGAGTGGATGGCTGAGTCTTTTGGTGAGCCGGAGTGGTGTTACGGTTCTGGTCGTAGGAACACTCACCTTATGGCTGTTGCTCCAAACACTTCTAGCGCTCTTATTTGTGGTGGTGTTTCTCAAGGTATTGAACCTATTGTCGCTAATGTATACAACCAGCTTACATCAGCTGGGGAGATTAGCAGGGTTAATCCGGTGTTACTTGAGTTCGCTAAGTCGAAAGGGGTAGATACAGGAGATGAGTTTATTGACAGTATCATTGAGAATGATGGTAGTGTACAACACTTTGATTGGATGACTGAAGAAGAGAAGATGGTATTCCGTACTGCTTATGAGATTGAGCAGAAGGCTATCATTAGACTAGCAGCTGCTAGACAAGAATACATTGACCAAGCTCAGAGTATTAACTTGTTCTTTGACGCAGATGAAGATGAAGGTTATATCAGTGAGGTGCATAAGGAAGCTTTCTTAAATCCTTACATTAAATCTTTATACTACATGAGGACTAAAGCAGGTGTAGAAGCTAGTAAGGAATGTGTAGCTTGTTCTGGTTAATAAACATAATCCACATACTCTCATAATATACCTATTAAGTTTCTTGGCGGCACACCTAATATAGTGTGTGAGAAGCGTTTTCTTAGTAAATAATTTGATAAATGTTAAGGGGCTACCGTAATTGGTAAGCCCCTTTTTTCGGTTATGGCCCCTTGTGGCCGTGTGTGCATAGTAGCTTAGGGTCGGTTGTTGGGTTGAAGTTTGTTGTTTTGATCATATTGCAACATCATTGTAGTTAATAGGGCCGCTATGCTGATATATCACCTTTCTACCTATATCAAAAGAGTCTTTAACTCCTACATCTAAGAATAGAGACGGCGTAAGCTGAGCCACGAAGTCGCCTTCTACAGTCATATCGTCAGAAAATAAAAACGGTACTCTTATGTTCTGCCAAGTGTCAGATAAATTTAAGGTATAAAAAGACGTTCTACCTTGTATAATTATTTCAAGCTGTATTGCGTCTAGTGGCGTGGATGCAGACTTCTTAACTTCAAACTCAATCCAGCCGACTTTACCAGCTTCCCCTGTTGTCCCCACTGTGTTTTTAAGCACAACTACTTGATCAGCACCAAAGGTAAATGTAGCCGCAGTTGTCCCGCCTTGGCTATCGGAAATATCTGTTTTGGTTACATTTGCACCTTTTGCAGAATTTCTAATATTACTTGTAAATGTAGCGTTAATAAGGCCACCTAAATTCTGCATTGTCGTAGCTATCTGCTCGGGATAGCCAAGTAATGAAAAGTCTTCGCTCCTAACCATTCCAGCACCCTTTAAATTTGATACGGCTATAGGGTTATAACTATTACCAACAGACTGGTTGTTAAGTACAAATAAATTACCCATACCTGCGCGGCCATCGTCAATCTCTGCCTCAGTAATCCCACCTAAGAAATCTATCATAGTAGGTCTCCACTGTGTTATGCGATTGTCCTTCCAAACCAATCCAGTGACATGGCTAGAATAAGAATTTATGTAACCTACATGATCAGAATCTAATGGATTGCCATTACCAGCTATTGAGTTATTAGATATTGTAAACTCAGTAAATTTATTAGTTGTCTTAGTGGTGCTGTGATTAAAAACATGACTGTCACTGGTTGCCCTGTCTGCTATCAAGAAGTTTGGCTTTGACGCATCTAAATTTTCATTACTAAAACGATTGTAAGATACCTTTACACCTTTACCTTGATTTTCATCGCCTGAGATGAACCATATATTAGCCTCTTTAACTCTCCCAGATGTATTAAAGAAAGAGTTATTTGGCCCTATGTTTAGTTCTGATATGCCATCATCTGCTGTAATTATGTCGTACTTATTACCTGCAAATTCATTGCCATGTACATCTGTTTCAGCCACCTCGTCCGGTAGCAGCAAGCCTACTGGTGTCCCAGTTGCAACACCTGAGCCCCCATCAAACCAATTGCGTTCAATATTCCACCTAGCATCACTTGACTGGATAGAACCAAAAGCAACAGAAGTATAGCCAGTAAATACGCAATTTCTTACTGTCTTACCTTGTGCTACATTCCCTAGATTCGTTTTTGTATTAAAAAACGCGCCACGCCCACCATTAAATTTAACATCTGAGAGTTCAACGTATGCCATTACTTTAGATGTATCATCAGGTTTGCAAAAATGAACGTCAGATTTAATATTTATAATTGAACTTGACCCACTATCACCTTGGACAACCCACACTTTACTCACATTAGGTGTATATCCAGAGCCTGAGTAATTGTAAGAGCCAGCGGGAATATAAAGAACTGGCGCATCAGATATTAGGAAAATACTTCTACTGCCATTCAGGCTATCATTGTCCTTATTCCCAAGACTATCATAGTAAGCAATAGCGTTATTTATAGCCGCAGTATCATCGTTCAGTGGGTTTGTGGCAGCATCTCCTACAGCCCCGAAATCTTTAATATTAACTACATTGGCAAACCTATCAGCCAAACTTCTAGGCGTAGTTGTCCCTGCGGCAATAACCTCTGCCTTATTAATTCTAGTTGTCATTATTTCACCTTATATTTAGACTTGCCTTTAGCCTTATCAATCTTCTTCTTACCCGTGGCCTTCTCTTCTTTAGGCTTAACCACTCCCTTACGTTTAGTTGCAGGGGTACCACTCTTCCTTTTAGCTGGCATTACTTATTCACCTTTATTTCTGATAACTTATTACCTAGAATTTCTAACTTATCCCCTAGGCTGTCCATTGTTAAGATAAGCCTGTCATAGTTCTTATCATTACTTTCCATTTGCGTCTCAAGTCTAATTATCCTCTCCTTGTTAGAGTCCATACCTTGTTGCAAAAGAATGTCATACTTGTCAAGTTCAATAACTCTATTAGCCATTACTTCCACGCTCTGTTCAAGCTTGGATAGGGTGCTCTGCATTCCTACATACACACCCACACCAACAGACAGTAGGGTTAATATACCCATCACTGTCCTTATGGTTTCTTGGCTTAGGTTCATTCCTTGTTTTCCTTCCTAATAGTTTGTACAGTACCTGCAATCATACCTGCACCTGCCACAATCACTTCAATATGCTCTGGCGCTACAACTACACCAACTGAACCAAGCAAGATGCTAAGACCAATGTAAGTTGATTTCTCTTTAAGCCTATCCATTAACCATGATTTCATGTTACCACCTCGCCTTTTTCGATCTAGTATCTATATGTGTGAAGTCGTCATACCTGCCAATACCATATTGATCAGGATACTTCCAGTTTAAATATTGGCAGATTTCGTCAGGAGAAATGCCCTCGACAATAATGTCAGCAGCACGTCCCCTGATGTGGTAGGACTTACTACCACCACCCACTTTCTTATTATAAGCTACGCACCTATTACCGGAGGTAACTGTGATGGGTGCGTTATAAGCTTCTCTCAAACCTTGTAACACTACCACCAGTTCAGCATCAACTGTGTCGTAATCACACTCACCACAGTTGCACTTAAACTCCTTTCTGCTAAAGTTATCACTTAGCTTTGTCATTCATCTTCTCTCCGAATAGACGTTCAAAGTTTTCCTTAAACACATTACCATAATCCCTACGGCCATCAATATGCGAGAAAGCTTTGATCATAGGAACCAGAGTACCCCTTGAGAGTCTCTCTATGCGCTGTAGCTCCTTCCTATCAGCAAAGGATAGGCTAACCCCTTGCTTAGGCTCTAACGTCAGCTGTACGCCCTCTGAGGTGGTCTTAATAACAGGGGTTGCTACAGACAGTACAGGCTTACCACCAATCTGTCTCCTATCGTAGTCCCTTGAAATATTGTCCATTGCCCAGTTGCCATAGTTACGTAACGCATCCTTGGCAGCCATCTTATAGTCATCATCAATAAGAGGCATCAGATCGTTCTGTACGTTAGCAGCATCTTGGCTAGCTAACACTTGAACAAACTGTACATACTCTTTAGGGTCAGCGGATTGGTGCTTAGCCATACTGTTAAGCATACCATTCATCTGGTCAGCCATAGCTTGACGAGCTTGGAACACCTTCTCTGGGTCTGCCTTGATAGCCTTAACCTGTTCAATACGCTTAGCATACTTCTCAATCAGAGGCTTAGCGTAGTCCTTCACAGGATGTTGTCCCTCTGGGATTGATGCTTCCTCTTCTGGAGATACTAAAATGTCTACAGGCTTCGTACGGTAAGCCTGAGCGTTCTTAGAGACTAGGTTCAAAGCTACGTTAGCCTTAGTTGCGTCAATAACCATTGTTGGGAATAGTTGAGAAATGGCAGCAAGCTGTCCAGTCCTAACATCCTGCCTAATCATTGTGGCTTTCTGGTACGCAATAGTATCATTAACGAAACGATTAAATGCCTCCGTACTATACTTACCAGACAATGCTTCCTCTGCAAACTCTAACTGAGCCATCATAGGTTGTAAGTAATTATCCACCTCTGGGCCAATCTCTGAGTAACTAGACTTAAAGGTGTTAAGCTTAGCCTTGATACCATTGATTTGTTGAATGGCTTGAGCCTGTGCCTCTGCTGTACCCCCTAAGTTATTAAACTCAGTGATGATAGACTTCACTTCATTACCAAGCATTGTAGTACGGTTTGAAGCAATTTTCTTGATTTCCCTACGGGACTCTTCCTTCCTAACCTTAATGTCAAGATCAATCTCACCTGAGGAGTAGGTCTGTTCACGCTGTAGTTGCTGTAGCTTAAGCTCAGACTGTTTAATAGCAGCGTATGAGTTACCAACCTCAAGTTGTTGTTTCCGTGTATAGTTACTACGGATTAGGTTAGCTGAGCTAGCTGCCTCAATAACATCATTCTCAAGCTTAGTCTTCTCGTCTACAAAGCCCTCTTCCTTGCCTACAGTACCAACTGTAAACACAGACTTAACTGCTGTAGCGTCTGCACCAGCAGCAATAGCATTCTGACCTAATGCACGTTTCTTAACCTCGGCCTGTGATGGAGTCATCTTACCACCAGCCACTGCTTGGTCAATACGGTTAAACTTGTTTACCATATCTCCAACTAGGCTTGAGCTGGCATCCTTAGCCTCCTGCTGCTTGAATGCGTCATAACCTTGCTTAGCTAACTGTGCCGCTGGGCCAATAGCATCAATCAATGCAGTCTTATCTTGTGTGACACCTGAAGTTACAGGGGCATTGCTGCCCCCAGTAACTGCTAGATCACCAGTATCAAATACTGACATTACTCACCCTCTTTAATAATATTTTCAAAAGTTTTTATAACTTCTTGTTTGTCATAAGCATCTGACTCTGGTAGTAGTTTAGCCCAGTTCAACGCTTCCTCTGGTGTCATAAAGCCACTCATACGATGAATAGCATTCACTAAACCAACCTCACCTTGTTGTAAGTCCCACTTCATTAAGCTAGCTAACTCACGGTTAACCATGTCAATTGTACGTGGGTCATTGCCCCATACATGACCAACTTCATTCAGCGTATTAGCAACCCATAGTCCTTCATCAGGTGTGATACCAGCTCTTGTAAGCTGCTTCTTCATCTGACTGTAGTACTCCTTCACATCTTCCTTAAACTCCTTGTTACCCTCAAAGTAGCGGGTCTTAGTGAGCCTTGAAAGGCTTGAGTCAGCTGTTGGGAAACCAAAGGCTGCCCTACGGAACATATCCTCATTAGTGATGTGTAAGTCACTACCATTGACAGTACGTTGCTTCTCACCAGAATAGATGGCCTTAAACGTGTTAGAGAAACCACTAGACATCTTCAAGAACTCTTTAATAACCATTGTGTCTGTAGTAGGAACAGTCTGATTATCTTTAGTGAAGTTGAAGAACTTAGCAGCTGTACTGAACGCTTGTGAGATACGAGGGTCATTACCTACGAACAGCTTACCAGCAGGGGTAGCTGCTACAATCTCTTTAGCGTTAGTTGTCAACATACCATTCAAGTGTTCCCACAAACCGTATGTACCAGTAGGTGCTAAGCCTGAGAAGTCAGTGTTAGTACCCACCTGATCATTAAGCACCTTATTAAGGATTAATGACTCCATGCCAAATACAGCAGCATGTTGTAAGTCAGGATTGTCTGGGAACATATTACCAGCCCACTCAACTGCCATCCAAGAAGGTAGGCCATACACTGCCAAGTTCCAACCTGCAAGCTTAGCTTTCTCAGCTGGGCTTAACATACGGTTGAATGTCATTTGCGTAAACGCTTTATGTGGCACCTGAATAAACTGCATTAGTAATGATAGTGAGTCTTGGTTATAACGCATATCACCAGCAGCATTCATGTTGTATGTGTAGTTGATTGTATCTGATATAAGCTTATCTAAGTTAGTCTTATTGTTTAAGTCAACACCTTCCCTTAATGCTTTGTTATAATGAGCAATGTAGGCTGTTGCCATGTTCACTGTCTCACCCATATCAAAACCAGCCTGACGTACTAAGTTACTTACATCACTTGCCCCTTTAACAACAGGGTTCTTACTAAGGGCTTTAGCCTCTTGGTCAGCAATGTGAGTTAAGCTAGACTTAACCAAGTTCTGTTTATCAATCTGTGCAACCAAACCACTGTCATTGAAGTTCTCAACCATGTGCCTAAACTGTTTACGGTCAAGACCCATAGACTTAATCATTGCGTCAGGGATGTCATCAATACGATGGAACCCAGACATAGTGGTTAGTAGTGGGTATAGTTGAGTAGGTATCTTAGTTGCAACCTCTAATGGGAAGTTAGCAGTAAGCTGTATAGCCTGATGGCTCTGAATGAGCACCTGACGTACAGGGTTCCAAACAATGTAAGCTTGGAAAGCTGCTTGCTTACCTAACGCATTAGGGCCACGCATATCACCTGCCCAACGGAAAGCCTTCTCAAGGCTAGCACTCTTACCACCAGCTAGGTTAGCTAATGAGTTAAACATTGCCTTAATACCAGCATCAACACCATTGATATAACCATTCTCTAAGTAGTTAATGTAGTTGAAGGTTGTACGTGCGTCAGCTACATCCTTGAATGAACTACCTTCCCTTGCCTTAATCTCTGACAATTGGTTAGGCCATACAGGTTTCTTAGTAATTGGGTGCTTAGGTAAGAACCCTTCATACTGTTTCAAGAACCTAGCCTTACCTGTCTCAATAGTCTTACGCATACTAACACGGTTAGCAACAGACCTAGCTGAGGAAATCATAGACTCCACTGGGCCAAAGATGTTAGCTTGAGTAGGGTCAATACCTGCACCATCTGCTTCACTAACCAACCTCTCGCCACGAACCTTCTGAGCACTACGTCCCATAGAGTAGTTCAAGTCCCAGTTGTCTTGGTTATCCACATCCTTCTTCTTATCTGGCCTTACCTCACCATAAGGGTGTACAAACTCCTTAGTACCATCTTGCCTCTTAACCCACTCACCATCACGTTCCTTAAGCCTCTTGTAAAGCTTCTCAGCATCCTCCTTAGTCTCAGCTGATGCAACAGCCTTAGTGTAGGTTGAACCATCCTTACGAGTGAACGTACGGTCAATGAACCAAGGGTCTTTATACTTAACAGCGTAATAACCTTCACGGTAGTTAAGGGCTTTGGTATTATCACTCAACTCACGTAGGTAGTTATCTGGGTTATTCTTAACAACCACAAACTCTGCTAAGTCGTCACCAACAGGTTGAGGGTCTTTAAGTTTAGCCAGAGTACCATTACCTTTATACAGGTTGTCTATCTCATCTGGAGTTAGGTTACGTGCGTTACCAGTCTCTAGGTCGAGCACAGTGGGCTTCTTGGCCATACCCTTAGGGATAGGCTTAGCAAACAGCTTACTGTCACTCACAGAGTCAATCAGTTCCTTGTAGCCCCTAGATCGTAGTGTACGTACAGCATCACTATTCTCTAAAGCGTAGATAGTGTCCCAAGTACGCTTCCAATCAGCCAGCACTTCCATCTGTTTACCATTAAGGCCATCAGCAGCAGCTTGTGTGTTGGTGTACTTAAGACCTTTGTAGTTAGCTTCTTTAATGACGCTCTCCACAACCATCTTCTCTTTCTTACCTAGCTTCTCGAAACCCTTAGCAAAGTCACCACCATACTCTAAGATTTCCTTCTCAATGGCAGCTGCCCTACTAACACTACGTGTAGCAGATTGTACAAACCTTGGGTCAATCATCGAGGCTGGGTCTAGTGCGTAGTTCTGAATACGACTAATACTCTCAACCACAGGGGCTGAGTTACTAGCAGAGCCTAAGTATTCAATAGCATTGTTCTTAGTACTGTAGCCCACAAACGCATCAGCGTCTGCATCACTAAACTTCATCTCACCTTTAACCTGTACTAAGTAGTCTTTAGAGTATAGGTTGATGTCAGCATTAACAATGCCTTGCTCATCTAAAAGGTCTTTGGTTGTCTCCCATGCCTTGGCATCAGATAACTTAACAGGCTCATACACATTACCTTTACGCTGTAATAATGTAATAGCATCTTCACCAATACCTAAATCACGTAATGCGAAAGCAGCCATGTTGATAGCAGACTCTGCACTAGAGAAGCCACCCTCAGCTGGGCCATAGGTCATGTTAGCCACAACACCATCACCATTATCACCAATCTGTGACATCTCCCTACGTGCAGTCATGCCATTAACATTCTCATACATGTTGGTGTACTTCTTGATAAGGAAGTTACGCTCATCATCAAAGTATTGAATACCACCAGTATCAAGTTGGTCAATAGCTCGTTTAGATACAAGCAGGTCTAAGTCCCCTACCTTATACTCCACCAAGCCATCTACAGACTCTACCTGAGGTAGTAAGTCTTGAGCTAGGGCTTCGTCCTTATTAACACCATACAAGGCTTGAGCAGCTTCACCTGTCTCATCCTCTGCCACAACGCTATGTAGTTGTCGTGATAGTTGTGGGTTAGTATCTTGTGCAATACGTGCAGCTGATTGTGGGTCTGCATAGCCACGGGCTGCATTACGTGCAGCATCTCGCATCAACACTTCGGTTGAGCGTCCCATCTTACCTAAGCCACGTAAGCTACGTGCAATAACACCACCAAGGATGGTGTAGTCTAATAGCTCAATAGCATTATCTAATAGTTGATCACTGTCATCATAGCCACCAGAAGTGATAAGCTCTTCTAGCAGTTGCATCTTAGCAGGGTCATTCTGACCTGTAAGTGGTGTACCAGCGTGTTCTGATATAATGTTAGCGAGAGCCTCAGCAAACTGAGCCTTCTTGTCGTGAGGCATCTTACGCATAGCCTCAATCATTTCTACCTTTTGATTACCAGCTAGGTAAGCAAACTCATCTACATTACCCTCATCTAGCGTACGCTTAAACTCAGCATACACCTCACCAACAATGAAAGGCTCCACAAAAGGCAAGAAGCTTGTAGCTAAGAAGTCTACAGCAGCACTACCATAGTCAGGGTCTAACTTAGTGATAGCTGCATTGTGTATCTGGTGACGCTCATATCGTTGCTTATTAACAATATCTAAAGTGTCAGCCAAAGTGCTACGTTGTTCAGCAGCTTCCTCTGTATCAAAGTCTGAGTCAGCAGCTAAAGACTTCTGTGCCCATAATAAATTGGGGTCGTAAAGATCAGAATTTAAGTCAGAAATTTTCTCGACAGCTCCAACCTTCTTATCATCAGGCATATCACTTAACATTACATCAGCGTATAATTCTTCATTCTTCTTCTGTGCTTCACCCTTAACAGTGCCCTGTAGGTTCTCAAGAGCCTCCGCACCTTCCCCATTCATATCTTTACCAATCACTTGGTTAAAGTATTGTACAGCCTCTTCTAAGCTGCCAGACAGTAGAGCACTTGTTGCAGCAGCTGTCTTAACAGACTTAGGTGAGGTTACAGTGTTAATAACAGGCTCAAAGGCAATGTCATCAAGAGGCACATACTCATCATTATCTAACGGTACATACTCATCACCAAAGCTGCTTTCACCTTGAGCCTGAGTGACATCGTATTCACCTTCAGGCATCATTACCTTTTCTTCCGTTTCCATTTATTGACCTTTTGGTTTAGGCATTATCATTGACGCAAATTGGAAGCTTAGGCTAGACAACGCTTGTGCCTTACCTGCTCTAGTCATTGCATCAGCTGCATTTTGATTTAACGAGGATAGTGTACTATTGGTTAGTGCACTGCCAGCCATAGCACCACGGTTAGCTGCATATAACGTACCTAATGCACCAACAGCACCTTGGTATCCACTACTGCCTTCCACACCAGTGTTGACAGCAGACTGCTCTAAGTTAGCCCTGCGTATACGCTCCTGCCTAGCATCCTGCCTACGTTGCCTAATATCTTTAACTTTACCTTCCGCAGCTGAAACCTTGTTAGCTTCCTTCTGAGCTTTAGCTGCATCTTCTTGAGCATCCATTGATTCTTTAGCTTGGTACAGGCCATACAATATCAAGCCTGTTGTTAAGACAGCTGCCATTATAGCCTCCTAATATAGCTATAGTCATTGACAGTGTAACCTTCAATGTCACACTGCCTTTTAAATTTAATTTCTAATACATCTGCACTACACACACCCTCAAGTATGTGTAGCATTTCCTTAAACCAACCACCACCTCTGTACTCAGGCTTAACATACATCCCAAGCTCAGAGGCAATGGTTGCGTCGCATAAGAAGCTAGGAGTAACAACTACAATAACGTAGCCAACTATCTCCTCACCATCATACAACCCAACACAGTCGATAGCTCCACCATCAAAAGCTGCCAGTAGTACACCTTCCTTAGGCTTGTAAGGGAGTCCTGTGACTCCCCTCTCCACCTCATTGTAATGCTCACCAGCTAGCTTGATACACTTCAGGAAGTCATCCCTACTACTAACAACTTTACACAGCATCCGTTATCCCCATATTCATAGACCAGCCAAGAATGTGTAGGTCTTTATTAGGCTCAGAGGACATCTTCAATGATAGTGCCCTACCTTTACCTCTTAGTTTATTTTTACTTACAAGTACAGAGTGACCATCCTCATATTGGTCAGCTAAGTCCTCAGGGAAGTAGTGACGCTTATGACGGTAGGCTTGGAACTGCCTGCCCCACCTGTTAGACCTACTTGAGTTTGTCCAATCCCATTGAGACTGAACTAGGCAAGAGGACTCACCAGTGACTTGGTAGTCACCAATATCATCTAACTCAAAACCATCCTCTGTCTTTTCAAACAGCATAGTCAAGTAGCTCACCTGCTTATACCTTTGCGTATCCCCGCCAATTAAAGCTGAGGTTACTAAGTAGGCACTAGCGTCTACAGGGTCTTCAGCTGTCCAGCCTGATGTAGCTGTGAAGTCTTCCCAATCATTGAATGAAGAAGGGTTATCAACCGCAAAGCCAAGCCTAATCCCTTGTTGGATTAAGTACAGCCTGCTGTTAGAGGCCTGTGAAGACTCTAGCCTTTCTAACACAACTGGTTCACCACCCACTACAACTTGGTCAGCCCCCACCACTACATTATCTTCAATCTGAATACTCTGCTCACTAGGTAGTGCTATTTGTGACAACACCTTAACATCCCCTGTGTAGGAGTATGTATAGAACGCATTGATGTTGGTATTCAGTATTAGGTTTGTAGAGCCATTTTGAGTTGGTATAATCCAACTAACTTCACCAGCCTTCTTGTTATAAGAGCCACCAGCTTTAGCTAAGTCAGAGCTACTAAGCTCATTGTAAAGGCCTGATATAATATTCTCACTAATAATCTGAGAGGATAAGTCACCCACCTCATTACCAGCAAGAGCTACCACACCATCCCCAGATAGGTATAGTACAGAGTTGTCAACCTTAACTACTGAGTTAGGGCTAACGCAACCATACTCACTAACTTTAGACACCCTATAAGATGTAGCTGAGAAGTACCCATTATCTTCACCAGTGATAGCCCATACACCATTAGAGGCCAACACTAACATACTGTTCTTAAACAATAGTAGCTTGTTTATATTCAGCGCATCACTAACCTCAATCAAGCCACCATCAGTTGCAACTAAGTCTGGACTATCTTTATCAGTGGGGTCAGCGGATTGGTAGCATTGTGTCACTGCACTATCGCTGGTAGTTAATTGAGAGAATGCAACAAATTGTTGTAACCTTGGTGTAGTACTACCATCACCAATTATACTTTTAACCTTAAACCCGCCATACCAAATCCTACCAAATCCACTAGACAGTGCTGTGGCACCTCCTGTAGAGCTGTCTGTGAACAGGGTGTTAACGGGAGCTGCACTACCTGTTAAGGCTAAGTCATCCCCCCAAGAGTCTAAGTAGTTAGTCCTACTACCACCACGGTTGTATAGATCTATTATGACGCTACCCATAGGAGCACGGAAGTTGGTTGGTGATGATGTTTGATAGTCCTTATAGTGGAACCTATCCACTGTACGACTGCCACTAGAACTTGTATTAGGGTACACCCAATCAGCTAACACATCAGCATTACTTGCCCCACGGTGATCTTCAAAAGCTACCGCGTAAGTTGTTTTTGTGCCGTAAAGTGGGTCTGTTAAAACCTCTTGATCGAAGTTAGGGTAGGCTTTATTCCAACCTTGATTACGTAGGTTATATAGATGATTACCTGTATATTGGTTAGTGCTTATAACACTTGGCCTATAACTAACCCCGTCACCTTTTGTTAAGTCTTTACCTGTAACTATGTCGAAATCTTCAACGCCCCAAAAGTCCCTAACTAATAATGGAGAGTCTGAGGATATGTAAACCCTATCACCTTTATACTTAATAGTGGATACTGAGTTAGTCTTATCAGAACTGTAAGCCAACCTATTACCGTAACTAGCTACATCAAAACCAACGACACCTTCATCATAGAAAGCTGGGGCCAGTGTGCCGTTAATTGTAGTTGAGCATGGTATATGGTCTACTGTGCCAGAGGAGTTAACCTTATAGAAAGTTAAGTGGGCTGAGGAGTTCCTTAGATACTTAACGACAATTATATTTGTTAGGCCATCTTCACCAGCACCCTCCCAAGAGTAGACACCCTCAAAAGAGTCTGAAAACATTTGGTGAGAAGAGTAAGCTGAATAGTCAAGCCTCTTAAGCCCTACCCTACGCCTGACTGTACCATCCCTGAGTAACTTCATGTTAGTCATGGAACTGGCGCTATCAGGTTGACTGTTCAGTGGGCTTGAGTCTGTTATCAATCCTTTAGAGAATGATGTAAACTCAATTGGATTAATCGTTCTTGACATCCTCAGTTTCCCCTTTCTTAGAAGGCTTCCTGTTTAAGAAAGAGTCGATGGCTTGCATTGCGAACTTACTGTTGGTGTACATACCACGTAACTCTTTATTAACACTGCCTTTGCCTGTTGGTTTAATGTATTTATATCCAAAGGTGCCATCACCTTTAATTGTATAGCCTTTATATTCCATTATCGTCCTACTTTAAATGTTGGGTCACGGTGGTACTTGTTAGCACGTCTTCCGTAATTTGGGTATTGAACTCCACCTTTGACTTGCCATGACTTCTGTGAAAGCCACCTACGTTGTCTGACGGACTCTTGCTCTGCCTTCTGGTCAGGGGCTTGCCTTAACTTAATAGCTGCCCTAGACTTAGACTCTTCCTGAAGCATTGTGAAAGCCTCAGCTGGTAGGTCAGGGATAAAGTCATCCTCTGCAATCCACTGTGGGATTACGTAAGCCTGTGCCTGTACCTTAGATGATTGTAGTGTGGAATCAACAGCACTATCATAACTGTCAAACACTATAGTCTCATCATTAAATGATGTGTAGTAATCTGGTGCTTTGTTGTTAGCAATAAGTAACTCAATACCAGAGGGGTCTACAATAACATCTACAGTCTCACTAGAGCTATTACGCTGATTAACTACACGCAGGAAGTCATCAGGCTCAACCCATCGTAAGGGTTGGTAGTATTTAGAAGTGCTTCCAGCCTTAGCCTTATTGTAGTTAATAGACACCATCTCTTTGATGTCTTGATCTAAGGTCATGTGGGTTGGGTTAGCTAATGTGGTTGGTGCTTCTAATGTCACCAATTGTTTAGTATGTGGCCAGTTCCTACCACTAATCATTGCGTAATAGGTTGACTTAATAATCTGGGCTATCTGCTCAGACTCTACAGTATCATTAATACTATTAAACTCATCTGAGTCTAAGTCATTAGCAATGTCCTGTGCAATCTCTAATAGGGTGAGTTTCATATTAACGCCCCTTAATTATCTTACAGTACCAACCATTAACCTTAACTGTTGCAGCTGAGTCCGATGTAATCTTAAATTTAGCACCATTGGTAAGTGTGTTAGAGTCGCCCATGTACACACTGTTGAACCTGTTCAGTGGGTGAGTGCCAGCTGCCTTGATAGATGTGTTAATGAAAGGTACTTCATAAGCTGAACCACCAATACCCAACTCAAGAGCTATCTTGACATCCTGATTTGCTGAAGTAGTTACAACCTCAACATCAAGTCGCATATCTACCACATCACCTAAGCTCAGCTCATTGAAATCGAACTGATTAAGTGCAGCATCCCATACGTCAGTAACCCCTTCTGGCAGGTAAGTCCTATTAGTAAAAGCACCTAAGGTATCGTTGGTCAAATACACTGGGGTATTTGCTGCCACATTGATTGGGGTAGTTTGTGTCGCATTATCAGAGTAGTCTACCACACCAATAAGAGGGGATAGTGCTGGTTGGGCCACCCAAGAGGTTGTACCGTCACCATTACTAACAAGCATATAACCAGCAGGAGCAGAAGCAGCACCCTTAGGCTCATGTATGTTTGGGTCTGTAATATTTACGTGTTCTACGTTTGCCATGTTTTCTCCAGACAATAAAAAAGGCCAGTCAGCGTTAACTGACTGACCCTCAGGGTTAAGCTACTGTGACACCAGCTGGTGCGACTTTGTACTTAATTACAATCTTACCAGCAGTACCACCCGTCTGAGCTAGGACACCAGTGTTAGCTGGCACAATACCTACAGGAGCAGCTTCAGTAGCAGCAATAACATCTACACCACCAATGGTGAGAGCTGTTACGTTACCACCAGTAACGAAGGTTTCATCGACACCGATTACTTCTACGTTACGCTGGAAGAGTACTGGAAGGTTTGTGCCGATGTCCCATACGAACTCGGCTAAGTAACCCTCAGTTTTATAAATGCCCTGTGTACCACCAGAGTCTCGTTGGCCGTAGTGGTTGTTTACACCAATACCTGAAGCGTTTGAATAAGCCATATATTACCTACCTTAAATATTTGTAGCGTGTGTTGGAAGACAAGCCATGGTATCTACACGTTGGATACCGAAGCCATAACGACAACGTACTACAAACTCATCACGGGCACGGTCTTTATTACGCTCACCCTCTGCCTTAGGCATACGACGCCATGCAGCCATAATAGGCTTAGTCTGGTCATCCAGAATGCACATAGCAATGTTACCCATACCATCTGCAATGGTAGTTGTACCATCAGAGTAAGAACCCGGTAACAGACGGTTAGAAGTGATGATGTCAAAGCCAAACAACTTCATTACGAAGGATTGACCACGAGCCATACCAGCTTCTAAAATCTTCTGACCGAAAGGTGACACATCGTGAGTGATGGTGGTTAAGCCATTCAATGTAGCTTCAACTACAGGGTCACAGATGAATACACGACCTTCAGAAGGTACGTTAGCCTTGTCGAAAGCTAGACGGGCTTTAATAAGCTGGGCTAGCTGGAAAGTGCCTTGAGCATCAGTAGATGGAATCAAGTGAGCAAAGTTGTTGATTAGGTTAGGAGAACCTGCACCAGAACCACCAGCACCAGTCTCGTAGTAAGCACCAGCTGTCTTCAAGAAATCAGACTCGAAAGTCTCTTGGATAGCACGGGTAGACTCAGAGGCACGTTCTGCCATTAGTCGGTCAATGTCCGTACCGTCTTCACGTAAGTCGTCAGTTACGTGCCACGCATCACCTTTATACTCGGAGATGGTGAAAGTAATCTCACCCGTTTCAATTGGGTTGTAGATTAGTGGAGTATCTTCTGCCGCTTCCTGTAAAGTTACAGTACCGATAGATTTGATATGTAGGGTGTCGCCTGAGCCGAAGTCTTTCACGTCACGGTAGAAGGTGCCCGGAAGCATACCGTCGTGTAGGTTCATCAGAATAAAACCAGAGTAAACCTCTGACTCTACGAAGGCTCGAGTATTAGATGTTAATTGCATTTACTTATCCTTGGATGCCTAAGCGAGCATATACATCAGCTTTAACCTTAGCCATATATTCCTTCTGATCAGCAGAAGAAGCGCCAGATAATACTGACTTAGCAGGTTTCTCAAGAACAGGAGCTGGCGTATCTGTTACGCTAATGTTGTAGCTGCCTGTAGTTGGTTTAGCTGTTGTGTTCGCTTTAGTATTAAATAAAGCCATAACCATTGCTGGGTTTTGACTTGCCAGTTTTTGTAGCTCCTGTGGTGTAGTGCCTAGTTCAGCTGCCTTATCTTGGACAACCTTACTGGCATTCTCACCGTACTTAGCGCGGATAGAAGAGTTAACAGACTCTAAGTTCTGTGATTGTGTCTTCTGTGCTTCCACTTGACTAAGTTGAGATGCTACGAGCTTTTCCACATCCTCTTGGGTTAGCCCCTGTTGCATTGGTTGCTGGTTGGCAACTTGCTCCACTGGTTCCTGAGTTTGTGATAGGCGAGATACGACCTGTTCGACTGCTTCACGTTTTTCAAGCTCTGCCCTCAAGCTAGCGATCTCCTGCTCTTTTTCTGAGAGAGTGCCTTTAAGCTCAGGGATATATTGCTGAGAGTGAGCTAAACCTTTAATAGCTTCTTCGATGGTTGCGTATTTCTGCTTACCTTCTTCAGTCTTAATACTCGCTAGCTGGTCAGCAAACGGATTAACGGAAGGTGTTTCTTGGGCTGGTTGGCCCTGATCTTTTACTTCTTGTTCTGCAAATACTGACTGGTCGGTCATGTATTGTTCCTTTATCTATTATAATTCTTACGACATTCGTTAATTACGTCGACTTCGTCTTACTTATAACTATCGTTATTTACTTATTAACTCATTATGTAAGTAATATAGTATAAAAAACGCATATCATTAGTGTAAATTATTGAATTAATTTAATTATTTCGTGCAACGCACGTTCATAACCTCTATGGTCAGCCTGAAGGTACGCCCAATTAGGATTTTCATAGGAGGATTTAGCCTTAGACTCGTCGTATGACGCCTTAAGTTTCTCTTGAATTAACACTTCAAGTCGTTGTCTTACAGGAAGAGAAGAAAGGTATGACCCTTTCAACTCCTCTTTAGCGTCTTTATCAAGTCCCTTAGTCCATGATAACTTCATTTACATTAGTTCCTCTTGCATGATTGCGTCTTCTTGAGCTACATCAGCTACTGATTGCGTCTCTTGTTGTTCTTCTACAGCTACGTTATACTTAAAGATATTGTAACCACTTAGGCCAGTAACATCATTAACGAACTGCGTCAAAGCCTTACCACTGGTATGAGGGGCAATCATTTGACCAACAGGGGAGTTCATAACACCAATGAAGTTCTGTAGATCTTGAGCTTGCTTAGCAAAGTGCCTAGCACCAATAGGACGTAACTTACCAGAAGCTGTTATATCGTCCTGTGTGACCGACATAAAGGCTTCTATACCTAGGTCATTATCCATTACTCGAATAAGCTCAGAGCCGTCTACGTTGCGTCTGCTAGTCTCTAAGGCAGCATTCAGTACAGGCTCAAGTAGATTAATCTCGAAGTTAGTAATCTTCTCTTGGAAGATACGGGTAGCTGCGTTCTGTAGCTCTTGAACTTCAAAGGCAGTCTTCTCACCGGGGGTACGCATACCCATAGCTTCACGAGGAGCACCAGCCATTACTTCCATCTTACTCTCAATGAGCTGAATGTCTTGGGCAGCAGCAATGATGCCTTGCATACTCTTAGACACTTCACCAACATCACCCTCACCTTGGATGGTAATAGCTGCTCCCGGCTCCCATACGAACTCATCTACGTCACCAATGATCTTCAAGGGTGGATGTACCACTAAGTCCATTGCGTCCGACTTGAGGTTCTCTAGGTGGTCTATGCGGTATTGCATACCTACTAGATTGTCTAATGGCCCCATAGCCCATAAGTTATCAGGACGGAATCTCCAACCTACATGGTAGATAGGGGCATGGCCAAGCCAACTAGGAATCTCTTCATTACGTACAACCACTGCACGGTCTGCAATAGTCAGTACACGATTAGTGTGAAGCTCACCTGTATTCATATCATGGTAGTCACCATAGAACTCAAGCACTTCCACATAACCTGATTGAAGGTATTCGTGCATATTACCAAAGCCGTCCACAGAGTAGCCACAAGCCTTGTCAAAGTCCTCAATGGTGTAACCCCCTAGCACTTTGCTTAAACTGTCCCTACGCTCCACTACGGACTCCCAGAAGGAGTTCTCAGGACTATCCACGATCATCTTCTTGATCTCACCGATAGTCTTAACAGATCGGACAATCTTGAAGGAGTCTTTGAACTCAGACGCTAATGGATTGAATACAATATCTAATGGACTAATGCGTCGTAGTTTAGGGCCAATGTAATCAGGAACGATACTGCCATCCTCAAACTCCTTGTACTTAGATTCAAAGTCTACTGTACAGAAGCAATTACCATAATCAATATAGTCATAGAGTAGCTTAGACACCTCAGTGCGGCCATTACCTTCCCTAATCTTATTGGTGATATAGCCTTGGATAGCCTCTGCCTTATCTTTAGTCTCATCCTCAGCTGAGTAACCAACCCACTTAAGCCACTGGTCATTAGGGAACAAAGCACTCAAATAGTTAGAGTGTAGATTATCCCTGATCTGACATAGTTTAGGCGTGGTCACTGTATTCTTCCACGGTAAGCTTGCATTGGTAGTGGTGGTAGTATCTGTTGCAAAGATGTAATTGCGTAACTCCTTCCACTCCTCAATCTTACCATAACGCTGTTGGTTGTACTTATCCCACAGGTGTACAACCCATTTACTCTCATCGTCCTGCTGCATAATACTGACGAGTTCTGCTACTTTATCTGACATTTAAAACTTTCCTCCGAACCTACTCTTAGGCTTTGAACCAAACATAAAATCACTAATACCACTTGCCATAGAGCGGGCTGGTGGAACTGCTATCTCTACTGCGGATGCCAACGCATCCTTAACATCATCGTGTGCTGGGCGGGCTAACACTAGCTCTTCCTCAAGGACATCTGTCCAACCACCCTCAAAGTGCCACATCTCTAAGTTGTCATACCTGTGCTCAAGAGAAGCTGCAATACGCTCTTCCTTTGTACCTTCTGTACGAGAGGGACGAAACTCGTCCACTGAGAGCCTCAGACCATCCTTACGGACGTAATCTTTAATACCATTAACGATTACCTTCTGGGCTACACTTACCTCCGCACGGAGCTTATTAAACACCCACTTGGAATGTAACTGTTTCAAGTGCTTGAAGTATTCAATTGTCTTATCAGACTTGAACCTATCAATGTCTAGGACGTAGATGTTATTGTCACAGTCAACACCAACAACTACAATTGCTGTGAAGTCAGCTGTCTTTGATAAGCTGAATGCAAAGTCAACTGCGGCATAGATGTTTAACTTACGACCATCATAGAACCACTTACTGCCCTCTTTCTTAAGCCTACGCACATCATAGTATTGGAACTTATCCCTGCTGATGCGTTCTGAGCTTGGGTCATTGGGGTCATTATAATACTGTGCGTAGAACTGAACCCTGTCCGAATACTCAGCCCGGATACGTGAAAGTACCTGCAAGTCAAAGCCATAAGCCTTACCGTCTGGACGTACACGCCTAGGCCAGATGAAGATGTTATCTTCCTCCACCTTATACTCTTTAACGTCCCACACGTCCGCCTGATCAATCTTAATGCCATTGTCATCATAGATGTCGTACACTTGATTCTTCCAAGTGTCGTAAATATCAGTTGGGTGGTATCGTGTACCACACGCCATAGTGAAACCACCAGCATTCCTGATCGAGGTGAACTGGGATGCTTTCTTACTTACTGCCTCACGACCATCTTCTGTGTACGCATTCTCTGGAACCACCAAGTCATCCGCTACAACAATGTCAGCGTGCCAACCTGTGGTGTTAGTGGTTAAGCCTGCTGTTGATATTGTAGCATCTCGAACACCTTCCTCAGAACGCTTCTTATGGTCTACACTGATCTTCATAGAAGACCACTTCTCACGCTTACCTTCCTGAGGGTTTAAATACTCTGGGTAGTAACGCTGATATACTGTAGAACCTAGTATGTTCTTAATTGCGTATAGCTGTGTGATGGCTAGTTCTGCGGTAGCAGAAACATACAGGATAGTTACCTCTGGGTGCCTAGTGATTATCCAAGCGCACCATGTAGCCACCATGTGACTCTTCAAGTGTGCCCGTGGTAGCATGATGAGTTTGTTACTTGTCAGCTGCTCACCTTGTCCGTATAGACTGTACTCCTGCATCCACCTAAAGATTTCCTCATGCACCTTACCGTACATATAGCCCGGGTTAACTAAGCGAGCAAAGAGGAACAAGTCCCCTTTAGCTGCTTCCCTTAGTTCACGGGCAGACTGTGGCATTATCTTAAGCTTGTGTTCAGCTTCTTCTAGCCAATCATCTACCTCTGCTGTCATTGCATCAACCTACTAATATCCCCATCGAACTCAGCTGTGATAGCTTCCTTAACACGCTGCTCCTTAAGTTGTTCCTTCTTAGAGGGCCTACCTGCTGGACGCTTATCCCAGCCCTTCTCGATTAGGAACTTGGACGCTTGTACGTTACCATCAGCAGATAGGTTAATCATATCCCTAGTACCTTGAGAGCGTAACTTAAGTTCAAGCTCCTCACGCCATTCAATAATGTGTTTCATTATCTCCTTATTACCTTGGAGCTTCTTCCAATGTTGCCAGCCTCCTAGGTATTTAGTAGCGAAGTCATACTCAGTTGGGTCTTCATACGCAAGGTAGAGACGCTTGAGGGACAAGTACTTATTACCCTTGTGCTCATGGTCTTCATCCTTCAGCGTGAATATGGCACTGTCACCATACCCTATCTCTAGGAAGAGGGACTGAGTAGCCCACCTCCCCATGCTGTCTTTAAATTTATTTGACATACATATCTCTTACTTTCAACAAATTTCTGCAATTGGTTTATTTAGCTTAGTCATGGTGTTTGATGTGTTACTTTGTATAGTTATCTGTCCTTGTGGCCGCATGTGCAAGGTAGCTAATGGCCAATTATTGTATTGCCACCTACTTTGTATTACTAGGATACAGACTTTCACTATTATTTGGGTTTTTGTTGTTTTTTATAATCTGTTCGTTCATATTCAAAATAAGCTGAGCCACTTCTCCATAGGGCCTATGAATAAGTGCATTACTGATTATCTGAAGCTCGTTCTCATTTAGTAAAATATTATGCTCTTCCATTCTCTTTCCTTAACTAACTACTGCTAATTTTCTAATTGCACCCGTGTCATCTTTAATAGTTATATAACCAGTAACAGTCTCTACACCTATAGAGCTATGAGCGCCAAATCGAACACTACCTGTGCCTTTTGGTAGTAATCTTAAGTCTATGTTTGTATCAGAACCTGAAGCGCGTAAACTAGGAGGTATACCTACATCCGAGGCGTTTACCTGAACCCTGTTTACAGAACTCGCTGATGCAGATACATTGAATACGGTAGCACCTGATTCATTAGTCAACGCTAACTGGTCATTCTCAAAACTAAGTTCTAATGTCTTACCGGCAGTATCAATGTTAGAAGTTATTAATGCAGCTGGAGTTCTGGTATCAGATTCATACCATTTCATATACTGACCTTGGCAAAACGCTATAGCTTCTGGCTTACTTCCTACTACACTTCCATCCCTAAATTGTATGCCAGTATACCAGCCGGGACTACCTGAAGAGTTTGACGCTGTTACTATGATACCAGCCGTGGCAGGGTCTGTAGATATTGGGCCAAAAGCATCGTCACCACCCGCTGTTATTTGCATTCCAAATGTCATATTTGGTACTGAGCCGTAAGGACTAATAATCTGACCACCGCCTGATGCGTTCTTAACCTGTATTTCTAGCCCCCAGCTAGTGTTAGTAGTAGTCTCATGCTGTACCTCAAAAATACCACATCTTGCAGAAGCTAAACCTTTATTTATCGCAACTCCACCAAATGCCGAACAACCTCTAGTCCCATCTGTATCAACCTTCGCAGCACCAACAACTGCATATGATGGGTCTCCCGGTCTTGTCATGCTTAAAAACTGAGCGTTTGCTAACACATAAGCTGGCCCTTCTGTCGCACTCTTTAACCAAGAAGTACCTTCATCTGGTAACGAAGTTCCAGCGAACTTATCTGATGCTTCTCCAACAAAAACCCTATCAGAGAATCTCCATATATTTGCACCAGCTACCCAATCTGTTAAGAACCCCCTGTGTAATCCTAGGTTACCAGCATCAAAAACATCCCTCCATGTAGTAGATGGGTCTATCAGCACAGAACTACTATTCAGCTGTGTAGGTGCGCTAAAGTTATAACTAACATCTGGTTTCGGGATAAAACCCAATTGATCTTTTGAGTTCAATAAATCAAAAGCTGCCTTATCATCAGCAACCCCATCCCCTATAGCGCCTTCATCATTAACACTAATGATCTCCCCAAACCTATCAGACAAACTTCTAGGAGTAGTAGTGCCAGTAGCTATGACAGTCTCATTACCATCAATCTCTTTAAACGTAGGAGTGTAGAAGGTGATGTCTACTAAAGACCCCATACCCGGAGCTTCTACAAACTCTACATTACCACTACCATCAATGGTGTAGTCTGTAACAGGACGCTGCTTAATCCCATCTAAATATACGAAGAAGAAGCTAGGAGCTACTTGATTGGTTGTAGGAGAAGAGAAGGTGGTATTACTACCATCTCCCACTTGTCTTGGTTGTACTAGGGGAGAGGTTAAAGCAGCTCCACTATCTCCTAGTAGTTGTACTAATAAACCATAAGGGACAGGTTCACTATCACCTATTGGGTCTGGTAGGTTTAATATCCTATTACTGTTAATATCTAGGTTTTGCTTCATAATGTTATTACCACCTTCTAAGTGGAGAATACCATTATTAACTACTTCCTCTAATAAATCAAAGTTGGAGTTTATCCTACCTAAATTAAATCCAGCTCTTAGTGGATTGAGAACAATATCGCTCATATATTTCCTTTATTGCGTCATATGACTATTATGCCCGGAGGGCGAGTAATCCTAAGCACGTCTGCTTGGGAGTTTGTGTGGGGGTGAATGCTTGGAATTTTGGTGAGAAAATTTTGAGGGGTAATGCACAATAAGAACAACCCCCTAACCCCCCTTGGTGGGGCCTTGAAAGGCCTTGGATATTCTGACGTGACAAGTCACGGCATTGTACTTTCCCATCCTTCACCACATTCATTCCCTCACTACGTTATGTATATGCTAGGCATTGTAACAGCCTACGCCTACGGCGTCAACACCTTATATTGGGCGGTTCCCGCCAATAATCTTGCTGCTTTATATGTCTACGCAAGCGAGTCTACCTAACACATATCACATACACTGTCAAGTAATATAGTGTTTATATTGTTATATCTTAGTTCGCATTAGGTATTGACAGTGGTTCATATATCACCTATAGTTCGTCACATGGTTTGGCTTTCACGTCTTACCAGTTGTTTAGCAAATAGGTGTTTACAGTGCATTAGGTTTATGATCTAATGCTCACAGTCAAGCATTGGTCTTCAAGGTGGCATTGCTACTTGACCAGCTTTAAGGGAATGGCTCCCTAAGAATGCGCATACAGCCCGCATCACAAAGCACTTGACATCGTGAGCAATACAATGTACAGTTCACACCATGGCAGATTGTCAGATGCCAGCTAGCCAGATAAAGGTTAGAAAATAATTTGACAGTGTAAACAAGGTGGTATATACTGCCTAGCAACATGACTTAATAGGTGATAGTATGAGTAGGAAAAACAATACAGCCAAAAGGTTGTTGAAAGTGGCGGCTAAGTCTGCTAACCTTTCTAAGCCTCACACTACTGTCTATAACAAGGGCCGTGTGAACACTGAGGGATTTTTATGCCCAGTGACTAGCAGGGGCAAAGTATCTAAAGGTACTATGCACTCGGCTAAGGGCAAGCAAACTAGGGTGATGTTTTCTGGTTTGTAAGCTTGACAAGTGTGAAAGGCTAGGCTATCATGCCTAGTAACTGACCAAGGCAATGTCATTAAACTGGCCCGTTAGTTAGCGTGGAATGTGGTTGCTTAATAGTGCCATATGAAGCTTAACAATAACGGCTAAGCGAGCTACGCTTGGGGCGCTGAAAGCCTGCCCCATGAAAGAATAGGCTTGAACGGTAGGATACCGTCCACGGTTGTGCAGTGGGATATATCTGGCTAGTCTAAGTGTGCTAGTCCACGTCTAACGTATTAGGTGGACGTGGCATGGTACGGCCTACACATAAGCGTAATGATTCCATACCAGGGGGTATGGTGGCAGTAGGTCACTAGCCGGATATATTCTTATACCGTCTCGATTGAGAATGTATAGAGAATGTAACCAACAACAAACAAGGAGGCCATCATGGCTATTAAATATTCCCTACCTAAAAACCAAGGTGAATTAGACAAGCTAATCACCAGTGCTATCACATCAGCTAAAACTATGCGCGACAAGGTGCAAGTGGCTGCCGTTGCTATCCTACACCATGCTTACACTTGTGGTGATTGGACACAAGCCAACGTGCTAGTTGAAGGGCTAGGCCACGGGGTTAAGCGTGACAGCTTGGTTGAATACTTTGCCAAGATGGGCGGTTTAACCATCGCTGAAGGTGCTAATGAATTCACTGGCTGGTCAGGTAAAGACCATATCAAAGCTAACTTTGACAAGGCCAAAGAAGTGCATTGGCATGAATATAATAAGGCTAACCCATTCAAGGGCTTCAACTTTGAAGGCGAGATTAACAAGCTGTTAGCTCGTAAGGCCAAGGTTGAGAAGGGCCTTGACAAGTTAGATGATGACCAACGTGAATTGGTTAGCCTTAACGTGAATGAAGGCGTACTACAGGCCCTAGCTGCTGCTTGTAACTTCGAGCTTATGCTAGGGGAACAACCAGCTAATGATATTGACGCTGAGCTAGTGGCCGAGCTTAAGAAGGTTGTTTAATGCGTAGCATACTTGTAATGCTAACCCTGCTAGGTGGCATAGCTGCCTATGGGGAAACCTTGGAACTAAAGCAAGTGGAACTTAAGCGACACTTGCATATTGAGCGTATGGTAGGTGAATGATGTGGATATTAGGCTCGTATGCCTTGGCCTTCTATATGCTGGCCTTGGCTGCTAACAATCCTATCCTTGGTGGGTAGGTGTGAGGGCAACGGTGTTGTGAGATGCTGGTTGCCCTGTTTTCTGTCAGATAATATATTGGTATAGGGTTGATACTAAAAACCACTCACAGAGCCACACAGGAGCTTGCAGAGGGGTTTTCACTATGAACTTTAAGGGTGTTATTATGAAACCAACACAAGAACAACTTAATGACCCGAAGTGGTGGGGCAATTATAACGATAAGGCAACCTGCTGTTATTGGCATAAGCCAACTAATTCCATTTGGTTCAGCCGCTTGCCAAAGAAAGATCTGACAAACCTAGAGTTTCTAGCTGAACGCCCAGTATTTGTGCCAGAGGTGGGTGTTGAGTGTGAAATGACTTGGGGCTCTAAGGGGAGTTGGTTTAATTGTGTAACACTAACTAATAATAAGGTTGCCATACTTGGAGATTATAACAAAATCCGTAACCTTTCTGAGTTGTATGGTGTTGAATTCCGCCCCATAAAATCCGAGCGTGATCTAACTATTGATGCCGCATTAGAGGTTTATAATTGTGGTAAGCAGTCAGCTGATATGGCAGGTGCTCTATATGACGCTGGTATGTTACAAATGGGGAATGATAAATGAAGACAAGAAAGGAAATAGGGGAGGCTTTTAATAAGTTTCTTAAGATTCATAACGCATATGAAGCTTATTATGGGTATTTGAATGTAAGTGTACACTCCCTAGAACCTAAAGGTATGATATATAATGCCTTTGATTGGGAAGGGACTGACCAACACCCTTATCGTTATTGGGAATACTTACATATTCAATGGTTAAGATTCTTAAACTCTATTAATTCTAAGTAATTGAAAAGGTTCACTACGTTCACTCTTTTCTTATTATATATATTAAATATGATAATATATACGAATTTTAGGGAAATCTTAGTGAACTATTTGCGTTAAAAGACATTTATTTAGGAGAACAAGTATGTTAGAAGTTAAACGTAGTGCTGCTAAGGTAGCTTGGCACTTATTATGTAATGGAATTATCGTAGCAACTAAGCCTACTAAGGCTGAGTGTAACGAATTAAAGGCAACTTTCCAGCGTAAGTATGGTTTAGCGTCCGCTTAAAGGGATGCCAAAGCCCAACATTAACCTTAGAAAATAATTAGGGTATTTATGGTTAAACAACCACATGAAAATGAGTTGAAACACCAATTCCTAACCCAGTATGTGTTGAACAGGGCTTCTATTGGCCGTGGTGAGTTTAGTGGTGTCCTGGCTGCTGAATATGCCATAGAATCTTGGGAAGTGATAAAAGATTCACTAGAGTTTGATGAAGAAGGTTATTTAAAAGAGTAATCTTATATTTAATTAGAAAATAATCTACCAAATTGAAAGAGAGAAAAATGAAATGGAAAACATTAACATTGCTGATTTTATCAGCTATTTTGGTTCTTACTACCCTGTTATCATCCCTGTACTTATCACACTACTTATCATTAGTAGCTATGTGCTTGATCTCATTCGTGCTTGGTGCATTAAGTATGTGGATGAAGGTGAAAGTGGCCCTTATAAGGAGTATGTTCTACCCGCGTTAAACAAATTGTTAGGGCTTCGGACTAAGTCTGATGTGCCCGATTGGATGCAATTAGTTCATAGTTCTTTTACATCAGGCTCTATAAGCCCTCGTATGGTTTATAGTATAAAACTAGGCTCTAAATATGCTTGCAGTAATTACTCTGAGGATATTAAGCGTATCCAAAAGTATAAAGACAAGTGTGATGGGGTTGAAGAAGAGGCCTTGTTATTCAAATGTTTGTATACTAGCGAGCATAAAACCCACACAGTTTTTGACACTGCCCTTGAACTAGGTTTAAGGCTGGCTGTAATACTGATGGCACTAACAGCCTATAAATTCCTACCTGAGCTGACTATTGGTGCCTTGATTGGGTATGCTGTACTACGTGTGGCACGTTCTGTTGTACGCCTAACTAAACGCTTTAATAAACACATTAGTGATGGGCATGGTGCTCAAACAACTGAGGACGTTAGTGATGTTAAATAAAGTTCAGCAAAAAGCTTGGCAAAATTATTGTAAGAGCATGTCATTTGGTGTCAATGCTGTATGGGTGACGTTCACTGGGGACGCTATGCACAAGCAATCCTCTACAGCTTGCTTTGCTTCCATTTACAAGAAAGAGCACAATGGTTGTGACATAGTTGTTAGTCGCATCCAAGCATTTAAAAATCCCATCAAAGATGATAGTCGTTATGATGACATCAAATACTTTTATGAGTGGCTACTAGGTGAAAGTCCTTTTGCTAAGGTGTTCTTAACTAAGAGTGTTGATGATGTGTTAGAGTCTCGTACGCTAGTGGTTGATGCTAACATGCCCTCTAACTTAGCCATTGGTGCCCTAAGCTGTGCTCGTACAATTGGGGAGCACGTAAACATCCTTAATACTTTCGTAGACCTATCCAAAGGTGGGTGTAATAAGAACCTAGCATATGTCCTAGCAACTGGGGCTGAGAATGCTCAACGTGATAGTGTTGACATATCTTGGAAGTATCAATGGAATGGCCACAAGCCCTTCAGCCCTGATGATTTTGATGGTAAGTCTCTATCCAATTGGCTTAAGGGTAAGGCTGTTAAGCTAAATGAAAGCCTTAAGAAAGACCCTAACTACCAGTCTAATCACTACATCTCTACTTTGTGGGGTGGGGTTAATGGTAGCACTCTTCACAGCCTACTAAGCAAATACAAAGCATCTGATTGGGTGGTTGTATCTGGCAAGGTTAAGGCTGTAGACCTAAACCCTTTCCGTAAGGATAAGGTTGTGCCAAAGAAAGATGGTATGTCATACGCTGATGGTATTACAGCTATGGTTAATTTCAGTAAGCAGATTGAGGAGAAGTTCTGTGCCTAGTGTATTGATTGTTGGTGGTAACTACCAGTATGTCCGTATGTTTGAAGACAATGGTTGGGAAGTGGTTGATGCTATCAAGGACGCTGACCTAGTTCAGTTCACTGGTGGTGCTGATGTAGACCCAAGCCTATATGGTCACAAGAAACATCCAACCACCATGACTGATTCAGCATGTGATGCCCGTGATGCCACATACTATGAACAAGCTAAGCGTCTTAACAAGAAGATGGCTGGCATATGTCGTGGTGCCCAGTTCCTCAACGTATGTAACGGTGGGGTTATGGTTCAAGACTGTAATGGCCATGCTGTAGGCTTAGGCCATAAGCTTGTTGACCGTGAGACAGGGTTTGAGGTGCATGTGTCTAGTACGCACCACCAGATGATGGTTCCAGCTGATGATGCTATTGTGGTAGCTCACGCTAATGAGGCCACCATTAAAGAGTGTAATGAAGCTGGCACTATTGTTAACATACAAGGTGAGATGGAAGATGACATGGAGGTGTTGTACTATGACTACACTAAGTGTCTGTGTTTCCAACCTCACCCTGAGTTTACACAGTTTCCATCATGTACTAAGTATTACTTCCAATGTTTGGAGCGTTGGCTACAACTTAAGTGAGGGATTATGTTTGAAGTAGGGGATAGGGTTAGGATTAGGGAAGATTCTTCTTACTATGGTAGGGATGTTAAGACCAACCCAGCTGATGTTGATGGTGTTGTGATTAGGGTTGATGGCTTTGCGTTATACGTTAAGTGGGACACTGGCTATAGGAACACTTACTACAGACATTCCCTAGAGTATGCCAAGACACTAGAAGAACTTATGGAGGAATACTTATGTCAGAGCTAGACAAACAAGGAAATCCACCACAACCTAAGTGTAACTTAGTAGTTATGTGGACAGGGGAGAAGTATTTTGGGTATGTTAATGAAGGTAATATGCTTTGTGTGCAGATACATAAAGATGACTTCGTTAAATATAACTACGAAGATGCCAAGAGGTGGGACTATGTAGAAATATTCCCACTTAAAACATTAGAAGAACTAATGGAAGATTATCTGAAAGAGTAGTGAGATGCTGCTTACAGTAATTTCCGTTAGAAAATTATACGCTGTTAGTTAAATGGAGATAATAATCCCCTCCTAAGGGATAGTTACAGGTTCGAGTCCTGTACGGCGTACCAATAGCACCCTCAGAGGCTCTGTATGGCTATCTGAGGGCTTTTTAGTACCAACCCTATACATTGGTATAGGTTAATGATAAACAAGGCTTAGAGGAGCTTACAAATGTGTGGAATTGTTGGGGCAGCAGGGGCTGTCAGCTTTAACGAGGTGAAGATGGTCAAGATGATGACCATGCTAGACACTATCCGTGGGCCACACTCAACAGGTTTCTATGGCTTTGACCCTCAAGGTAACGGGGATATTTTTAAGGCTTTAGGCACACCTTGGGATGCTATGCAGCATAAGGGCTGGGATAATTTCTTTGCTGGGACATTTAATGTGCTTATTGGGCACAATCGTTGGGCCACTGAAGGGGGTATTAACACTGTCAATGCTCACCCATTCCGTCATGGCAGCATTGCTGGTGTGCATAATGGTACAATTAAAAACTGGCGTAACAAGCTTAAGGACGCTAAATATTTCAATGTTGATAGTGATTGTCTATACCACAACATCAACAACGATGGTGTTGATAAGGCGCTAGATAAGCTTACCTACCAAGATGCTTATGCGTTAGTCTACTTCAATGAAGCTGATAATACGCTTAACATGGTACGTAATGATGAACGTCCACTATACTATGCTTACAGTAAAGACCGTAAGACGTTGTTCTGGGCTTCAGAAGCTTGGATGATTACGGTGTCAGCTGGTAAGAGTGGTGTTAAGATTGGGGATGTAACACTACTACCAATTGAAAAGCTTATGACTGTACATATTCCACCAAAGGGCAACTACCAGCGTGATACCATACAAGATGTTACATTACGTGACATTGAATTCACACCTATTGTGACTAAGGTTAAGGAGAAAGTTGTTGCCATTACGCACAACTCTGGTAAGAAGAAAGTTGTTGACAATGCTGATGACATTGCCAAGGTACGTTCTCACCTAAAGCAATACGTGGAGTTCAGAGTGAACGGTCAGCGCCAAGACGAGACATTGGCACTGGATTTCTACGACTGCTACTTGGATTCTGACCCTGATGTCAAGATTCGCTACTACCCACAAGACCAATCATTCAAATCTAAGTTTGCTGAGCGTTGCCTTAGTGAAGACATACTGCTTAAAGCCATTGTAATAAGCTGTCAGACACGTTTGGGTGAAACCTATGGGGTGGTCAACCCCCTTACAATGACGGAGGTTCAGGAGCCTCAGCTTGTAAAAAAGTAACCAACCTAGTAGAAGTGTATGGAAAGACTTTTGTCTCCCATTCTGAGTTCAATAAGCTTACAAGTTGTGGTTGTTCTGTGTGTGGTGAGCTGCCTGTCGTGGATGACGCAGACACACTATTCTGGTGGGATGATCGTAGCTTCTTGTGCAACTTCTGCTATCAAGATTTACAACAACAAACAACACATTAAACATTGAGAGGGCTTTATGAAAGACCTAGACTTGAAATTTGGAGCTGACCCAGAAGTATTTGTTAAACTTAAACGACAAAATAACTTCGTATCAGCACACGGACTGGTGAGTGGCACAAAAGATCAACCATTTAAAGTTGATAAAGGTGCTGTGCAAGTTGATGGTATGGCCCTAGAGTTTAACATCGACCCAGCTGAAAACCAAAAAGAGTTCAGCGAAAATATTAAAACTGTTATGAAGATTCTTGGTGAGATGGTTCCAGACCATGAGCTAGTACCTTCACCAACAGCTGACTTTGACCCAACATACCTAGCCTCTCAGCCCTATGAGGCTCTTGAGCTAGGTTGTGACCCAGACTTTAATGCTTATGATGGTGGTAAGCCTAACCCACGCCCAGATGGTAATGTAAACTTCCGTACTGGTGCTGGTCACATCCACATTGGCTGGTGTGAAGGTGTAGATATTACTAACCCAGATCACCTTGAAGCTTGCATGACTGTAGTTAAGCAGCTTGATTGGAGCTTAGGCCTACTTGCCACCAAGTATGACACTGATGAGCGTCGTCGTAGTTTGTATGGCAACTGGGGGGCCTTCCGTCCTAAGCCTTACGGTGTGGAGTACCGTGTGCTATCTAACGCATGGTTGAAGTCTCCTAAGCTTGTTAAGTGGGTGTATGACACAGCTTACAAAGCTATTCAAGATTTATACAAAGGTGAGCATCGTTATCTTGACCGTGCCCCTGAAGTTAAATACATCCCTTACCTGACAGATGTTTGGGGTTATAAGTTACCACCGGAGGTTAAATGATGTACGGGAAAGACTACGCATATGCAGCAAGCCGTTTAGTTGAGACTATTGTGCGCTACAAAGGTAAGCCTGTACTTGTGTGTGCCTTGTCAGCTGCGGATGGTATGGCAACTGTTAAGACATTTGATGACCTCACTTACATTGAGGCTCACCTTGATACATTAGATGTATCAACACCACCTCTTGGTATGGTTAAGCTTGGTGATCAATGTGTCTACCTATCCCGTGTCCCTATGCGTCGTGACTGGCGACAAGGACTACGCCGTAATAATTGTATGGCCATCTGGGGTAGTGGTGGCTTCACAGGGCATGTTGATAATCGTCACATTGCCCGTGCCATTGTAGTAAATCACTTGTCACTACAAGAAGTTATGGTACGCTGTAAGGAGACTGGTGGAACTCGGCCTTTTCACAGGCACTGGGCCATCTCGTATGATGGGGGTGACTTCAATTTGTATTACAAGTGGTTCGGCTGTGTAGGTGCCATCACAGAAGGTGGTGTGGTTAAGTTTGACGAGCGTTACGAACTATTAGCAGAGAGTTTGGAAGAGGTGTTAGCATGAAAACAGTTGCTCAGATGTTCAATGTCAAGCAAGTTGAAGGGGACTTCGGCCTTGAGGTTGAGTTAGAGGGTAGTCTAGGTAATCGTAACGCCGTGGACAGGTTCCGCTATGAGCATGATGGTTCCCTTGAGAATGGTATTGAGTTAGTGTTACGTGAGCCAACACCAATTGAGGAGCTTAAGTTGGTGATGTCTGACTTAGATAAGGTTATTAAATCTTGTACCATCAGACCTTCAATCCGTTGTGGTGTACACATCCACATTAACGCAACCCATATGAATGCACTTCAGTTGGTAAACTTCTTAACCATCTATTACACATTGGAAAACATTCTGTTAGATCATTGTGGGAAAGGCCGTCAATCTAACCTGTTCTGCTTACGTGGAGCTGATGCTGAGTACCAAATTAAGTGTGCAGGCCGTGCTCTATCTGGTGAGGTTAACGCATTAGATGACACAATCCGTTACACTGCCCTTAACTTATTGGCGTTACGTAACTACGGCAGCTTAGAGTTCCGTGCATTACGTACCCCAACCAAATCTAAGATGAAAGAAATTTCTAAATGGGTTGAGGTGTTGTTACACATTCGTGAGTGTGCTATGGCTGAGGAAAGTCCAGCCAAGATACTGTCAACATTCTCTGGCTTTGAAGCTAAAGAGTTTGTGCTTAAGTACCTACCACAGCTAGCTCAGGATGTATTCAACACTGATGGTTGGGTTGATAAGCTTAAGTCTGGTATGCGTATTGCTCAAGACCTAGTTATCTCAGGTGATTGGGATGAGTTAGGTAAGGAGGATGAGATTGTTCGTAACCTTCCTGACCAGCTTAAGCAGCTAATTGCAGATCATCCACATATTGACCCACGTGAAGTGGAAATCTTATGGAGGGCGCGTAATGGGCACCACATCTAAAACTATAGTTGATGACTATGGTAATCCACCCCCTAGTAATGCTACTCACTACATTAACCACACTAGGCAAAAGGATTTGTATAGGCCGGGGGATAGTGTAGGGTTTGTTAAAGTACTTAATGATAGGGTATGCCTATTACAATCTAATGGTATAATTAGGAAGGACTGCAGCTTAACAATTTTAGAGGAAATTGGGTACATTGTACACACACTTAAAACATTAGAAGAACTAATGGAAGAGTACTTGGAGAAATAGTATGTTATTACGTAGTTATAAGTTTGGTAGTAAGAGTGGTAAGGCATTAGCTGAAGCCTTAGGTGCTAAGCGTATTAAGCACAAAGGGAGTAAGTTTATTGGACGACCACATAAGACAGTTATTAATTGGGGTTGTAGTGTATTGCCAGAAGAGGTGTTGAAGTGTAAGGTTGTGAATGACCCTGACTTCGTTGGCTTAGCTGCCAACAAGAAAGACTTCTTCTTACGCCTTGATGATTACAACATGACAGCTGAAGAGGGTCGTAAGATTTACCATCCAGACTTCACCAGTGATAAGGCTGTAGCTGAACAGTGGTTAGCTGATGGAGCTACGGTTGTTGAGCGTCATAAGCTTACTGGTAACAGTGGTGAGGGTATTGTAATTTGTGAGCCTGATGGTGAGCTAGGTAATGCTAAGCTGTACACCAAGTATGTCCCTAAGAAGAATGAATATCGTGTACATGTTGTTAATGGCCAGCCTATTGACATTCAGCGTAAGGCTCGTGTTAAAGACTTACCAGATGATCAGATCAACTGGAAGGTACGCAACATGGATGGTGGATTCATCTTTGCTCGTAACGAAGATCACCAAGTTCCACCTGTAGTTGCACACCAAGGTGTGTTAGCTGTTGAGGCATTACGCCTAGACTTTGGTGCTGTAGATGTCATCTACAATGATAAGAAAGGTGTGGCGTATGTGTTAGAAGTTAATACAGCACCGGGACTAATGGGTACAACTCTTGAGAAATATGTGGAGGCTTTCAATGAGCTTGGTTGATACTCACGGTAACCCCCCTCATAGTAGTGCCACTCACTATATAAGGAATGATGGGGACACTTTGTGGTTTGTTAAGATTGATGGGGAGGGTAGGTATACATTGCTTAACAGTGATGGTGTCCGTATGGGTAGGTATACTGAGGACTATCTGACAAAACTTGGATACGTCATATACACACTTAAATCCTTAGAGGAACTAATGGAGGAATACTTAAGTGAAAAAACATAAAGATAATTTACCACTACCACTACTAATAATGGTGGGGGTGGCACTACTAGCAGCAGCCTTTACATCAGACGCTAGTGAATGTTATGATGACATGACTCCCTCCCAGAAAGATGTGCTTTACAAAGCGTATAAGAAAGGAGCTGACCATGACTTAGGCTACACCATGATGGCAATAGCTTGGAAGGAGTCCACAGCTGGTAAGTATAGGGTGAACCTAAACTCTATGGACTTTGGTGTTATGCAGAATAGTCTTAAGACTGCCTCAACTAGGACAGGTACTAAGGGTTATTACAAGAAGATGGAGCTTGTAGAAGCCCTCATTAAGGATGATAAGCTTAGTATGGACTTAGCCTTAGAGGAGCTACTATACTGGCGTAAGCAGGTTGATGGTTGGCGTAACATGGTTATGGCTTACAATGTTGGATGGGCTTATGGGGGCAATAAGTCCTACCTGAAAGACATTGTTACTAATGTTAAACGCTTCCAGAAGTGTGGCATTGGTGACTTAGTTAAGGCTCACTACTGGTCAAAGATGCCAGTGTATGATAGTCATTTTGAATTAATCCCTATGAGGTTGGACTATGGTAAAGTTAAAAGATGGTGATCAGGTTAATATAAAACCTGATGCAGGCACTTATAGATATTTTTCAATACTACGCATACCAAAAGAGGTGATAGATCAACCTTGGTTTGTAAAGAGGAAGGGGGGATGTCCCAACGAAGGTGTGTCACTTGTCACCAATTACAATGGTGTTGAGTATGATGTATTCTTCTACAACCATGAGATAGTGCCCAAAACATTAGAAGAGCTTATGGAGGAATATTTATGTTCAAAGTAGGTGATAAGGTTAAGCTTATTGACCCAACCTCAATCTGGTTCCTTAAAGAGGCTGAAGACTTAGTTGTTATCCAAGTTGACGAAGATGATGATTTGTTCCCATACCTTATCTATAGTAAATCCTTAGGTAGCCGTGATTGGGCTAGGGAAGACGATATAGCCCCTGAGAAGTCCCTTGAGCAATTGATGGAGGAATACTTATGTCAGAGTTAGATAGGTATGGACACAAAGCATTGGAAGGGGCTACCCATAAAGTTCGTAGAAATGATGACTTCTATTTTGCCAGAGTGGTAGATGATCACTATATTGAAATCCAAGGAGGGGGTGGTAATTGGATTAGGTATGGCAAGAAAATGCTTACTGGGGTAGGTTATAAAGTGGAGCCTATCAAAACTCTTGAACAGTTAATGGAAGAGTATTTGAGGGAATAGTGAGATGCCTATTGCAATAATTTTTGGGAGAAAATATTTTGACTAAACTAAGGTTTAAAGAAGGTGATGAGGTTGAACTAACTGTAGAAATAGACCGTCTTAAGGGGTTTACAGACTTATACGTACATTTTGCTGATGACACCCCCGGTGAAGATCTAGTCTACCTACTTAAGAGCAGGTCGTCAGGTATTGATTACTGGGTTAAAGAGAGTTCAATAAAGCTTAAGAAGACACTAGAAGAACTAATGGAGGAGTATCTATGTTCAAAGTAGGTGACAAAGTTAGGATTAGGGAAGACTCTGAATACTATGGTATAAATGTTAACTGGAACCCAGCTGGTGTTGATGGTGTTGTGTATAGGTTAGGCGAACACTCCACTTATGTCAGGTGGGATACTAGGTGTTCTAATGTCTACCATGAGCGTGACCTAGAGTATGTCAAGACACTAGAAGAACTTATGGAGGATTACCTTGGGGATATGTATAGCTAAAACCTCACACTCTTGTGGCACAAGGCAAGGCTTACAGGTGTTTGAGGCAGAGGATGGCACTGTTAACGGCTATTGTTTTAGTTGTGATACAGTGGTTAAACATCCATACGGAGAGCCTAAGAGGGCTGAGGACATACCTAAGAAGCAACGCTTAGGTAAGACACGGGAAGAAATGGAAGAGGAGATTGAAGAAGTACATGGGTTAGCAGCTGTTGACCTAGTTGATAGGCGTTTACGTAAAGAAGTGTTAGACTACTACGGTATTAAGATTGGGCTAAGTCAAGTTGATGGTAAAACACCAACCATGGCCTACTTCCCATACTATGATGGTGGTGAGTTTAGTGCTTACAAGTGTAAGCTGCTTAAGGATAAGAAGTTTTGGTCTATTGGTGATCAAGGTGAGGTTGACCTGTTTGGTTGGCAACAGGCTGTAGAGTCTGGGGCTAAGCGTATTATTATTGTTGAGGGGGAGTTTGATGCACCAGCTCTTAAACGCATACTCGATCTTTACACAGAGGATAAGTATAAAGAACTTATTCCTGCTGTATGTAGCCTTCCCCATGGCGCTGCTAGTGCTGCAAAAGACCTATCAAGGCTAGCTAAGAAGATACGTAAACACTTCCGTGAGATTAGCTTCTGCTATGATGATGATGAAGCAGGCCAGAACGCCCTAGAAGCCTCTATGAAGGTGTTTCCAGAGGCTACTACTATCAACCTACCACTTAAGGACGCTAATGACTGCCTGAAGGCTGGTGTGAAGGTACAGAAGGCTGCCTATAAAGCTGCTTACTGGAACCACACTAAGACTAAGAACACTAAGTTAGTGTGGGCTGATGACATATGGGATGAGTCTAAAGAAGCTGCCCAGTATGGTGTGTCTTGGCCTTGGAAGGAGACAACTAAACTAACCCGTGGCATACGTAAAGGTGAAACCATTTACATTGGTGCTGCACAAAAGATGGGTTGACATATTAGCCCATGTTAAAGACATTGAATTCAGGGGAACCCTAGAACAGGTAATCCTGAGCCAAGCTTGCCTCCAAACTTAAGGAGGTTATATGAAAATTAAAGGTTATGAAAATTACCGAGTAACTGCTGGTGGCACTGTGTTTGGTGCCAGAGGTAGGGTGCTTAAGCAAGATGTTAATAGTACAGGGTATAAGAGAATTACCTTGTGTAAAAATGGGATTACTAAGAGGGTCTTTGTCCACAGGCTTGTGGCTGAGCACTTCGTAGACAATCCAAACAACTATGAATATGTTAATCATATTAATGGCGTTAAGACAGACAACCGAAGCATTAACCTAGAATGGTGCACTGCTTCTTATAACGTCAAAGATGGTTGGGCTAGGGGGAGGGATTCCTCACATCTGCATTTAAATTTCAAGAGGCAAGAAGGTGCAACGACTATCCCGAAAGGGAGTACACTCAAGTGAGTGGAAGCGGTGTCCACCGAAAGGTGATGATATAGTCTACTCTGCATGGGGACATGCAGCAGTTCATAAGAGAACGGGCAGGGAGGTAACGTACCCTGTCGAATATAAGGAAATCAGAGGTTGTTAACGCCTTAGCTGCCCACTTAGTTGTTGAGCATGATTGGAAAATATTGTTAGCCAAGCCTGAGGAAGCTAACAAGAAGACAGTTAAGTTATTAGCTGGTAAAATAGCTAAGACTAAGTTCCATGACCCCTCTGTTGAGTTTGATGAGGAGGCTTATGAGGAGGCAGGTAAGAAAATCTTGGGCCGTAAGGTCGCAATGCTCGACCTATACCAACACGCAGACTATGAAACATTCAAAGCCGATTGCGTGGAGGCAGCAGCACAAGGAGTTGACGCAATCTTCCTCGACCCAATCACCAACCTAACCAATGGTATGAATGCAGCTGATGCTAACACTAAGTTACAAGAGATTGCACAGGACTTAGCATCTATGGCTAAGGATTTGAATGTAGTAATATTCATCTTCTGCCACTTGCGTAATCCAGATGGTGGTGCTAGCCATGACCGTGGTGGTAAGGTGCTTACTTCACAGTTTGCTGGCTCTAGGGCTATGGGACGCTCATGTAACTATATGTTTGGTTTAGAGGGTAATAAAGACCCTGACCTATCACCTGAAGAGCGTAATACAAGGAAGCTTGTACTGCTTGATGATAGGGAGTTTGGGGAAGTGGGGGAGACTAGACTGTTCTGGAATCCTGAGACAACAGCTTTTATGGAGATGTGATATGGAAAAACTAAGAGTAGTAAGTTTAGGTGCTTACTCAATAATGTTTGATAATGGTTATGAGCTTTCATCAGAGCATGAACAAGATTGTTGTGAGCACCATTATCTTAGCTTTGATGACCTAACTATGGAGGATTTTGAGGGGCTTGAGTTTGACCTATCCTCAGACAATTTCTTTGAGTCTGTAGAAGGTTATGGAATCAGGTTAGTCCCTATTAAAGGGCACCCAGTTAGTGTACCCGGCTATGGTAGTAATAATGGCTATTACTCATCTAATCTTGATTTGGTTGTAAGGCTTAATGGTAAGATGGTTAAGGGTTATGATGTATCTGAGTGCCAAGACATTACTGCGTGAGGGGAATTAGTTTGGAAGAAAGAAATAAAGTGATAGGTGATGCCTATTTAGAACATTCGGATATGATATTCAAGACAGCTTATGCTCGTTTACGTAATGAGTTTGACGCTGAAGATGCTATGCAAGATACTTTCGAGCTAGCATTAAAGTACTATCATACATACAACCCAGAACGGTCATCAATCAAAACTTGGCTTAACAATATAGCACACAATCGTTGCTCTGCAATTCAAACATTAGAGCGTAACAAGGGTGTTAAAGTTGAGGTGGAGGATGATGTGATGGGTGAGCTTGAGTTCACCTTAGACCGTGAGATAGCTTTGGAGAAAGCAATTGGATACATTGATAGCATTAAGTCCCCTGTACAACGAGGTGTACTGCAATTACATTTTGTTGACAAGGCTAAGCCCAGAGACATTGAAGCAGTTACTGGTGTCAAACCTGCGTACGCTAGTGTGATCATCTGTGAGTTTCTAAACCATATCAAGAAGGAGTTTAAGCATTGACAATAGCCGTCTTCGACATTGAAGCAGACGGACTCAACCCAACTAAGATACACTGCCTCTCTGTGAAGCAAGGCAAATCTCCAATAAAGTCAACACATGTGTATAGTCATATGCGCAAGTTCTTTACTAAAGCTGATGTGTTAGTAGGCCATAACATCACTAGGTATGACATACCTGTAGTGGAAAAGCTACTAGACATTGAAGTGAAAGCTAAGATAGTTGACACACTCGCAATAAGTTGGTACCTATACCCAAACAGAATCATGCACGGTCTAGCAGACTGGGGTGAGGAGTTTGGCATACCTAAGCCCAAGATAGATGATTGGGAAGGGCTAACTACAGAAGAGTATATTCACCGTTGTAGTGAAGATGTTAAGATTAATAAGCGTCTGTGGGATAAGATGTGGCGTGACCTTAACAAGCTTTATGACAGTGAAGAAGAAGTATGGAGACTGATTGACTACCTACAGTTTAAAATGGACTGTGCTAGAGAGCAGGAAAGGCTTAGGTGGAAGTTAGATGTACCTCTGTGTACAAAAAATATGGAGGAGTTGAAAGGCTTTGAGCAAGATAAGATTAAAGAACTTGCTGAGGCTATGCCCAAAGTAATTAAGATGAAGCAGAAGTCTAGGCCAGCTAAGCCCTTTAAGCGTGACGGTACACCGTCTGTTGTAGGGCAAGCTTGGTTTGACTTACTATTAAGCAAAGGTCTTCCAGAAGATTACGATGGCACTGTAGATGTTGTCGCTAGTCAGGATGAGCCTAACCCAAACTCAACCAAACAAGTTAAGGATTGGCTATACTCATTAGGGTGGAAGCCACAAACCTTCAAGTACAAACGTGATAAGGTGACTAATGAATTAACTAAGATACCACAGATTAACTTGGAGCATGGTAAGGGCATATGTCCTAGCATTAAACTGTTGTACGCTAAAGAGACTAAGCTTGAGGCGTTAGATGGTTTGTCTGTACTCACCCACAGAATATCTATACTGAAAGGTTTCCTAGATAATGTGGATGAGGATGGCTATGTACAAGCTAGGGTGCAAGGCTTTACTAATACATTGCGATTCAAGCACAGGGTTGTAGTAAACCTACCGGGTGTTGATAAGCCTTACGGCACATACATAAGGGGCTGCTTAACTTGCCCTGAGGGTTATGTGTTAGTTGGTAGTGACATGTCTTCTTTAGAGGACAGGACTAAACAACACTACATGCACAAGTATGACCCAGAGTATGTTAAAGAGATGAACACAGAGGGTTTTGACCCTCACCTTGACATTGCTGAGGAAGCTGGTATGATGACCAGCAAACAAGTGGCAGAGTTTAAGGCAGGTGATAAGTCTCTTAACCATGTGAGGCATAACGCTAAGCAGGTTAACTACTCATGTACTTATGGTGTTACACCAGCTGGCCTAGTGCGTAACACTGGCATGAAGTTGTATGAGGCTGAGGTTTTACATAAGACATACTGGAAACGTAACTGGTCACTTAACGCAATAGCAGACGCTTGTGTTGTTAAGAATTGTATGGGCACTAAGTGGCTTTACAATCCTGTTAGTGGTTTCTGGTACAGCCTACGTCACGACAAGGATAGGTTCTCAACACTTAACCAAGGCACTGGCGTATATTGTTTTGACCGTTGGGTTGAGGGTATACGTGAGAAGAAGCTTCCAATAGTGGGACAAATGCACGATGAAATAATTGGACTTATCCGAGACATTGATAGTGTTAAAAATAGGGCACTAAAGCTGCTGAAAGATTCCGTAGCTAAGGTGAACAAAGAACTTAAACTTAACCGTGACTTAGACTGTGATGTTCAGTTTGGTTACAACTACGGAGATATACACTAATGTTTGATTTAAA